CGTGCCTCGCTCCTCGAGCCCCGCGAGCGTCCTGATGTGAGCGCCCGAGAGGGTCGACCCGTGCAGCAGTCGGCCCTCCGTCGCTCGGCCCTGGGCGACTTCGAGGCCCGGAAGTGGGAAGACAGCCCGTTGAAACTCTTGAAACGTCTCGAGCGACTACCTGAAGACCAGCGAGTCGTGAAAGGTGATCTCGACCTCATGGGCACTCCCATCACCTCTCTCCCAGCGGGTCTGAAGGTGGGTGGGAGTCTCAACCTCTCCAACACCCCCGTCACCTCTCTCTCATCAGGTCTCCAGGTGGGTAGGAGCCTCTACCTCTCCGACACCCCCATCACCTCCCTCCCAGCGGGTCTGAAGGTGGGTGAGAGTCTCAACCTCTCCAACACTCCCATCACATCACTCCCGGCAGGTCTCCAGGTGGGTAGGAGCCTCTTCCTCGCCTACACCCCCATCACCTCCCTCTCATCAGGTCTCCAGGTGGGTGGTGATCTCGACCTCACCCACACTCCCATCACATCACTCCCGGCAGGTCTGAAGGTGGGTGGAAATCTCTACCTCTCCGACACCCCCATCACCTCCCTCCCAGCGGATCTCCATGTGGGTGGGAGTCTCAACCTCTCCGGCACCCGCATCACCTCCCTCTCAGTGGGTCTGAAGGTGGGCTGGAGCCTCGACCTCTCCAACACCCCCATCACCTCCCTCCCGGTGGGTCTGAAGGTGGGCTGGAGCCTCGACCTCCGCGGCACTCCTATCACATCACTCCCGGCAGGTCTCCAGGTGGGTGGGAGCCTCGAACTCCGCGGCGCCCGCATCACCTCCCTCCCAGCGGATCTCCATGTGGGTGGGAGCCTCGACCTCCGCGGCGCTCCCGTCACATCACTCCCGGCAGGTCTGAAGGTGGGTGGGAGTCTCAACCTCCGCGGCGCCCGCATCGCCTCCCTCCCAACGGATCTGAAAGTAGGAGATTACATCTACAACCTCGATCCCAAGTACTGGGCTGACGTCCCCGAACATCTCAAACTTAAGTTGAGATGATTAGGATTATAATAACACTTGTTTTAAAGGAATACACACCGTGAGATTAACAAGAAAACAGCTGAAAATGTTAGTAGAGACTTTAATCCTCAACGAGGGACAAGTTGAAGATCTACTTGCTGCAAATCCTCAACTTCAACCCGCAGTTGATGCAGGTATTACAAATCTTAACCAACTCAAGTGGCTGCTTCGCATGGAAAAGTTTGAGCCCATTGCTGACATTGCAGGTTTGATACCCGCTTTTGAGAAGAACAAGCAGAGATTGGTGATCAAGGATCTTAATTTATACAAGAACACAAACGATCTAAGAGCAGCACTCGAAGCTGCAGGCGAATCTAAAGGCCAACAGCGTCGGCAGCTTAAAGAGAGTGAGTCAGACATCGTCTACCAAGACGAGCAGTGGCTCGTCGTCATGCCTCACACAAGAGAAAGTTCAATTCAGTGGGGCAAGGGCACCACTTGGTGCACAGCTGCAACGCAGAGTGCGAACTTGTTCTACAACTATGTGGGTAGAAAACTTCGTGACATCATTTTGTTCTACATATTAAAGAAGCGTGCAGACAGCACAGTAGATCCAAATGCAAAGCTGTCTGTGGGATTCATAGGAGGTAAACCCACCCTCGATGGAAAGAAAGGAGGTGTATCAGTAAATGCTTCAAATGAGGGTCTAACGCAAGAATCTCTGAAAGAGATCTTAGGATCAGAGTTTGACCCCATCATGAGTGCGATGGAATCTCACTCATCAAAACTTAAGGGTCAGCACCCGGCAAAGGTGGCGATGCAAAAGTTAGCAATGTCTAAAGATCCAAATGTGTTAGACAAATACACACAGGGTATGGACAAAAATGAAAGGAAAGATTTTATAAATATTTTATTTGAATACGAACTAAGCCTTGAGGTATTGACACAATTAGGAAGGGATAAAGATAAATTTGTAAGATCAAATGCCGTTGGTAATCCTAACACAACGCCAGAATTGTTAACACTTCTTGCAAGAGATGAGAAAGCAGGTGTAAGGGCTAGTGTCGCTCAAGCGTTTAATACACCGCCAGAAGCGCTAGCTAGTCTTGCAAGAGATAAAGATAAAGTTGTAAGAGCATATGCCGTTGGTAATTATAAAACACCTTTGAGTCCAGAATTGTTAACACTTCTTGCAAGAGATGAGTATGCAGGTGTAAGAGCAGCTGTCGCTTTTAATCCCGACACACTCCCAGAAGCGTTAGCGCTTCTTGCAAGAGACAAAGATAAAGTTGTAAGAGCAAATGCCGCTGGTAATCCTAACACACCTTTGAGTCCAGAATTGTTAGCGCTTCTTGCAAGAGATGAGTATGCAAGAGTAAGGGCTAGTGTCGCTCAAGCGTTTAATACACCGCCAGAAGCGCTAGCTAGTCTTGCAAGAGACAAAGATAAAGTTGTAAGAGCATATGCCGCTGGTAATCCTAACACACCTTTGAGTCCAGAATTGTTAACACTTCTTGCAAGAGATGAGTATACAGGTGTAAGAGCAGCTGTCGCTTTTAATCCTAACACACCTCCAGAGATATTAGCTAGTCTTGCAAAAGATAAAAATGAAAATGTCAGAAATTATGTCATTTTTAATCCTAACACACACCCAGAAGTGTTAGATAGTCTTGTAAATGATAAGGTTAATTGGATAAGAATGTCTGTCGCTCAAAAGTCTAACACACCGCCAGAAGCGCTAGCTAGTCTTGCAAGTGATGTAGATAAAGCTGTAAGAGCATATGTCGCTCGTAATCCAAACACACCACCAGAGATATTAGCCATTCTTGCAAGAGATGAGTATACAGGTGTAAGAGCAGCTGTCGCTTTTAATCCTACATACCAAAAATACTTAGAATCGCAGACACAGCTGACCGAACGATGGTTAAGATTAGCAGGATTACTTAACTAAGCACTGATCAAATCCTGCCGGAAAAACATCTTTATTCTGTCCGTAAAAACGCTTCCAGTCAGAATCTAAGATGTAGGTCACAGCATGATCTTCTGCTGATCTAATGCTTCTGCCATATGCTTGGACGATTGTCATCGCTGTCTGCATGGGATACCACTTCTCATTTTTATTCATCCGCTTTCTGACGATAGGATCTCCCAAGTAGGGATAGGGAACCTTAACAATGACCTGAAACCGAGATGCATCACCCTTAAGGTCAACGCCTTCAGTCATCGAGGGCGACAACAAGACAGTAGGTTCTGTAGACGTGAGATGCTTGTTTAAGATCTCATCTCTGTTTGTGCTGTCGTGTGTCAAGATTCTCTTAGATCGCAGCTCTTTCTTGAGATAGTTTGCAATTTTGTAAGAGTTACAGTTATGAACCACTATCTCTTTCTTGTGCTCGTCTAAGATCGCCTTCAACGCGTCCTTGACTCTTGGAAGGGTGTAATCGATGGCGTTAATGCTTAGGCTTCCAATGTCAGCGTGAATGATAGGACGATTTTTAACAGGAAAAGGTGAGGGAATGCTGATTGCGTCAAAGTCGTCGCTTGCAATACCCAATGATCGGGCAAATCCCTCAGCATTCATGATAGTTGCCGACATGAGCAAAACTTTTCGACCCATTCTGAAGAGATACGACTCAGCATACTTCGAGACGTCGATGGCCCGGTAAGTCACGCGCACAAAACCTTTCTTCTCTGTCTCGCTCTCTTCCATGACCCAGTTGTCTGATGTGTAATCTTCCAAGAAAAGTGAGAGCTTGTTAGCGTGCGATTTAAGCATGTCATACTTCATCGCAATGGACGCCAGCTCTGTCACCTTAGCCTTGAGGCCCATGCTTTCTAACTGTTGCTCAAAATGCAAGATCTGTGCCTGCAACTTCGGGTTGTAGGTATCTCGAAGCCACTTAAAGAAAGCGACCGGAGTGATCTTTTCAGGCCACTGACACTTGACAACTTTCTCGGCAAAGTATTGTGTGACTGACATCTCAACAAAACTTGTCAGCACAGATTCAGCGTTGTGTGCTTCATCGATCACCAGCACATTTCTGGGTGTGATCTTACCTGAGTAAGTTGATTCCATGATGAAGTAGGGAAAGTTTGTCACTGACTCTGGTGACTCTAAAAATAACTTTTTCTCTCGCTTGTAGAGGCAGTCACCTGCGCACTTCTTAAAGAAACGAGACGATTTATCTTCTGTGCGAAGCATCTGCTGACTTGTGGCACAGTCATTCTTCTTATGAAACTCACACTGATAGTTTTTAGCTGAATAGACAGAGATCATCTGTCCTTGAGGAGATCCAAAGTCATTCTGATACTGCTCTTGAAGAACGCGCTGAGTTGTGAGAAAGTATGTGCCTCGTGCGAATCCCTCTTGATGCGAGAGTTTTTCATTAAGCATTCGACCAATTGTCAAACCGATCGCAGATTTTCCGACGCCAGTTCCGCATTCTAAGATCGCAAATTTTTTATCACTCTTCAAGAAAGTGTCGAGTGCAAAATTAATTGCGTTGACCTGTTCTGGACGAGGGCCGTTGTAAGGGAAGTATTTTTCCCAATTAAAATTATAATCTTTCAATTGATCTCCTTTTGGATATTCTATTTTCTAAAATATTGAAAAGTATTGACTTCCCAAACAATATCTGGAAATTTAATAGCTTCTTCAAAAGATAGCTTATGTATATCTTTTTCAGTTATAACAATAAATTTTATTTTTAGATTGTCAAAAAAATCTTTTGCAGCTCTAAATTTAGAAGGATTTTCTTTAAAATCTTTTGCCCAAGACATTTTACATTCCCAAACTATTGAATTGTTTGGACAGTAAAAATCAGGTGTATAAGTTCTATTGATACCTTCAAAAGTGTAAGGAACTTTCCATGTTTCTACTTGGATATCATCTAAATTAACTCCTCTTTCTTCTAAGGATTTCATAAAAGAAAGTTCTAAAATAGATCTAAAAAATTTTCCCTTATAATTTCCTCTGACAGATCTGCCACCGTGTAAATAGATCTTACCAAAAGCAGGATTATTTTTACCTCTTCTTTTGTTAGAAAGGTTTTCTCTAATTTTTTGTGATTTTTCTAATCCATGAATCTCTTCAAGCGTTTTTCCTTTTTGTTTCTTATTCCATTCTGTAATATTTTTTCTTGCAATTTTTCTCTGTTCAATTCTTAAATTTTTAAGAAGTCCTGATGAAATATTTTTTAAACTTTTTTCTTGTCTAAGATCTGCTTCTTCTTTACCATAAAGTCGGAGCCAACGACTATAATTTGACTCTTTATTTTTTATAACTTTTCTTCCTCTTTTATAAGCCAATTTATTTGAACAGTGTTTTGAGCAAGTCAATTTTTTTGAACTTTCCTTACATTCAAATTCACTATCGCAAATTTCACATTTTCTGTTTATTCTAATTAGTTTTGGTCTGCCCAAGGTTAACTCCTATTTCTGGTTCTAAGCTTAATTATTAACCAGAAATAGAAATATTGTATTATTTCTTATCGTTTTTTAGAAATGAATCAAGAGCAGACTCGATTGCTTGAATCTGCTCTTGACGAGCGGCCGGGTATGGGAAGTGTTTGCTAATATCCACAGAAAACTCCTAAGTTTGAGTATCTTAAACTCACTTAGGAAGATTTACACACTTAAATTTTTTCTAATAAAGATTTTTTATCAATGATTTGATGCGCACCTTTATGACGAAGATACTCTATAAACTCATTATTGGTCGAGCCACAAAGTTTAATTTCAGCATCAGAAACTCTTGCGACATCAGTGATCAACCTCTTTTTAAGAAAGATGGACGATACTTTGACAACACCATCTATTTTTTTATAAGTCATAAAAAACTCTAGCACCTTTATTTGATCATGACTAGTTATCCCGGTCTTCATCTTGAGCAATCCAAATAAAGCTTCTTGAACAAGTGACTCTATTGTTGATTTAGGAACGTAGCTAAACATTTTAATCTCCTTATCTAGTGTGATTATCAGCGATAGAAGAAGAAGCCCAAGCGTCAGGTTTAGTTTTAAGATCGTAGCCCATTCCTCCTACCCAACCTGCAACTGTCGTAATCATTGTTCTGGATTTGTTTTCTTTGCTCCTACCTATGTCAACATGAAGTTCGATTGAAATACCCGGATAAAACTCGTGTATTTTTTGTGCAGCCTGAACTGATAGATTTACTTCCTCAGTGATCTTCTTTTTTAAGTTTCGATACTCTAAGTTTTCAATTTTAAGTTTTTTATAGAAGTATTTTGCTATGCGCTTTTCATTGTCGTGAAAAGCTGTGACAGTTACAAAGATACAATTATGACCGTGTATCATAGAATCTGTGCCTACGTAAACTTTTGATCCTCTTCTAATTAGATCTTTGACTTCTTCTATGTATTTTTCATTTGTTATCTGATTGCCACCGGGACATATCCAGAAATCTTTATCTTCTAATAAGAGCATGGGATTCTCATCTGAAACTTCTGATAAAGTTTTTTATGGTTTCACGATCAAACTTTTCAATCTCTTCAGCATGCTCCTTGATCACTGAGCTGTTGATCATTCGCCGACTTTTATTGCTCAGGTATTTCATAGCATTGATCGCTGACTGAATGCGATCAGCTTCTTTTCTGTGTGCGAGCCCTTCGCGGGATCTTGTCTTGAGAGAAGATTTTACCTGCTGAAGTTCTGCAACAATTCGCTCGATCACCTGAGAATACTCATCGGTGCCCATCTCGAGCTGCATGACTTCCTTACCCTCTAAGAAGAGCTGAGCCTCTCTAAGACGCTCTGCAATCAATTTTCTCATGTCTCCTCCTGCTTAGATTATCTTACGAAACATTCCGACTCTTTACATATCTATGTGCGCTTAATCATGTAAATTTTTTATCGCAGTGATCTTTAAAATAAAAGGAAAATGTGAGTGATTAAAGTTTGCAAAGCTTAAAGGTAAATGCACAATAATGCTTCTCTCTCGACCAGTTCACGGAAACTTTCTTATTAATAGTTTAAGTGGCCCGTCACCCTTGATTATCCTGTGCCACTCCTCCTTCTTTATCTCTATCTTGTCACCAAGTGAGATCTCTTGAGGCAGATGATTGTCTCGTTGAAACTTCCACCCACTTCCTGATAAAACTTCGACCACGCGATCTTCTCTATCTCTATGCCACACAAACTCCTCACTCTCAAGTTCAGCATTAAATGTCCGCTCGCAGACAAGGCTATCTATTTCTAAGTCGGTGTAAGGTTTCTCACCACCAAGTGACATAGGGTGCACCAGTGACCTTTGGATACCTTCCGATTCTGCAGGCCCAATAACCTGGTTTTGTCTTGTCGTTCTTGTCTTCACAGTTATGACGATCCTTGAAAGATCTTCTTCTGTCAGGATTTCTCAGACCTGTCGACATTCCCTTCGCGCCAAACTCAACTTTTTTAACTTTGTCTGTCGCAGGATTCTTGACATACACAAAAAACTTCTTTGATCCACCGCGCTTAGGTTTGCCGAGATCAACATCACGACCTTGATATTCCGCCTCAAGCAACTCATCAGCTGACTCTTCGATTGGAAAGTCAAGCGCGACTTCACGACCCTCGTAGATGCCCCACTGACCAAGATCACTCTGGACAAGCTCGCGGTCGCTCTCGTTAAGTTCGATGTCTCGCGTAAGATATCTTGCGCGCGCCTCGTTGATCAGATCAAAAAATGCCTTTGATCCCGGACGATAGACAGAATCTGAAAGAGAGATTCCCTCTCTAATGTGGTAGCGAAGGCCTTCTGATAAAAGTACCTCTTCTTTGATTAGTTTTCTAAGTTCTTGTCTCGATATTCTCATGCAAAAATCCCCTCACATTAAATATGGTGTGAGGGGATCATTTTACTTGTTCAATATCGTCTCTTAGGCTTGAAAGGAAAGACACGGCCAGCCGGAAGAGTCACAGAGTCTTCTAAATCTTTAAGTTCTTCAGGCATATAATCGTCATCTTCATCATCGAACTCTGCTGCATACGCATCTGCCTGATTTTCAACTTCGTCTTCCAAATCGTATTCACCGATTTCAGCAGGTGTAAGATCACCATCTGGATCAACAACTTCTTGAGAAGCATTAGCATCTGCAACTTGTTGTTTAAAAATGTCTAAAGGATCCTTCTTTGTTGGAAATTGGTAAAACTTGGCTTCTTGTAGCGCATCTACTTTGCCTTTCTCTGATGCCTTATCAGCTATTCCCATAGCAGAGATAAATGCTGCACGCTCAGAGTTAGTTGCCTGATCATAGGCAGAAGTTTTCTGTGCAGTCGGTCTGACGCTGGTGTCAAGAAACTCTCTGATGATGCTCTTAAGTTGTCTTCTCGTGACTTTCATACGATCTCCTTTAAAATCTCTTCAATATCTAGGCCTGCACAGTCAGTTTTTTTATCACTGCAGTGAAAATGATTCATGAAGCCTTTGAAACTTCCTGATGCTGCTGAGGAGTCATAAGCCCACTTTGTCTTGGGCGCCGTAAGCGGGACACCGCAGCCCTCGTGAATAGCACCGTATAGCGCCTTGAGTGCTTCTAGCTGCGTGGGATAGAACCAAGTAAAATCTTCCATCTTTCTATTCTGTGCCAATGCGCCGCTCATGATTGGACGCTCGCCAAATCCATTCTTGACATACCAGCTCTGATACTTTAGGTAGAAACCGTTGGCGATCTCGACACCCACACTGTACTTATTTACTGCCGAGTTTCCGGCGTGCCAGCATGTGTCATTAAGATCGTGAAGCTGAATGATGGTTCCGTCGTTGTCGATGCAAAAATGAACTGAGATGTTTCGGTCAGCGAGCACCCGGGCACAAGACATGCTATTTAAGCAAACATCCCAGTGTGTGACAAATGATCTGATCTCTCTCTTCGCAGAGTTTCTAGTAAGCCCCTTGCTGATCGGGTAGGGAAAACCTGCGTCCTTAAATGTGTGAACTTTGCTTGCAGGCCAGTTGATCTTGATTGCCTGATTGCCCCACCAGATCGCGTCCGACTCGTTTGTTGCCCATCCGAGAGATTGTGCAGCAGAAGCAGAATCGCGCTCTGTCTTTATCACTCTAAAAGTTGTCGCGCCGCACATTCCGTCTGCTTCTAAACCTCTTGAGGCCTGAAACTTCTTGATCGCGTCAGCAAGTTTTGCATCAAAAGATGTGTGCCCAGGAATAAACCAGTCAGGTTTCCAGCCAAATCTCTTGGCTTGATTTGCGTTAAAAGTATCTACAGTGCTCATCTAAACTCCTATGATCTGTTAATATCTATTATCTAAGTGCTCTTTTTAAATAAAAATCCCTCTCTTTTGTGTGAGAGGGATTAGATGATTAAGTGGTGGACCCGGGGAGAGTCGAACTCCCGTCCAAGATAACTTTTGAGTCAAGTCATTCACAGGTTTGTCTGGTTTCTTCGGAAGCCAGAAAAGATAGACATATCGCCTCCTGCACTCTCTGTCAATTGTGCTCCACCCGAAGTGTGGCAGGATTCGCACCTGCATTTGATCAAGTATTCCTGACTGTCTTATTTCTTGATCCAAGTCGTTTATGCTTTAAAGTCAGTAGAACTCTACGGATTATCGTCTCACACTTTTAGTCGGGGTGACCATTTTAATCTTTTTTATTTCGGTGGGATCAGCCACTTATCCTAAGTTGGTTAGATGAGCTTAGGCACCCACCCGGATCATGCTGCTAGAGCAGCTGATTCGAAGTGAAAGTTGTTATTGGCAACTAACATTTGAGACCGCTTTTAAGGTCAGCCTTCTCCGACGACCACCTGCACTCTTCTCTCTGCTTACCCTGTCTAAGCCATTTCGGGCCCTTATTAAATGTGTCTTTTAAAACACCCCCCAGAGACACAAACTGGCGCCGACCTACGATTCGGACGAGATTGCTGTCAGATTACCCGTGTCTTCGTCACCTGATCAAGGTGTCAAGAAAACTTTACATGCTCTTTTAAGATGTTGTCTAACTTCACAATGACATTGTGAATCTGCTCAGCGTGATCAATCTCTTTCATGAGCGAGTTCTTATTGTTCTTGTAATCTCTTAGCGTTCGGTAGTGATTGATTAGCTCCTGTCTCAGAGCCAGAATCTTGTCCAAATCTTCTTTATTCACTTTGATCTCCTTTAAACCAGATCGGTGTGTTAGCGAGAGGCTCCCACTTGGCAAATCTCACTTTATCTTTTAGATAGTAGTTTCTGTATGACGCTACAGGATCTAATCTACACTCGTCATAGTAAACTTTATACTCATCTTTCATACAAACAGCAAAATTGGTGAGCGCAGCAGATCTCATGTTAAGAGGAGCGTTCTTTCGAAGCCACTTGGCAACATCTTCTGATTTGTGATTTCTCTTGTATCTGCGTTTATACTCTGTTAAGAGGCTCTCGCAGAGTTTAAGGTGCCATGTGTAGTTAGAGATATTGTCGCACGTCCAGATCGTGCAAGGATGACGAACGTGCGACATCTTCCAAGGCGGCTGTTTTTCTCTTGGAGTGTTCTCGAAAAGCCACTGCTGAGCGTCTCGAACGCGCTTGAAATCAGAAAGCCTCTTACCTTTGCTTTCAAGAAGGTGTAGCCAGTGAGCAGTGCATAGCATCTGCGCGCTCTCAAGTATCATCTTGACAACATGCTTATTACAGTGAAATCTTGCTGCTTCTTGTGGGTCTTGAGATAGGACAAAGATGTTCATCTGATTTACTTGGATACTCCCAGAATGTTTTGTCTTATTACTTTGATAGTATCTTCAGGGCTCTCTACAGAGTAGCTCTGAGTGCCCTTTCCGTCCTTCAGAAGGGTATAGATTGCGTGATCATTGCCACCAGGATTGCACTTGTCACCGATAAAGAGAATGTCTTCATAATCTGAGAGATGATTGATTACGTATGTCTTATCCCACCCTTTTGGATAGATATCAAAACTTGTTGCACCGCCTAGTGCGACGTCAAGATTAAACATTTTTTTACTAAATTCTGACTTTAGAAATTGCATGTATGTATTTCTAATGTCAAACTTAAGATCTGCTTCAACCCACTCACTTCTTTGATCTTTGCTCGCTGTTCTTCCAATAGGACACCAGTTGAGCATAGAACCTCTATAATCAAAAAAAGTTCCTGTGTAAGGGAGATCATATTTGATTGTAATCAAAAGCTGATACGAAAGAACATTTTGAAGAACATGTCTGTAAACGTCAGCACCCAGCTCTTTAATCATATCAGCATCAAAAACTTTCTCATACTGATCTTTGTTCCAGGTGTAATGCTTTGTTCCGTTGCATGGAAATAAGTGCAATTGAGAATTATCTAATTCTTTATTGAGCAAAAGATCTTCGACTTGCTGCTCTATGTAAAGAATATCGGATCCTGTCACAATTCCAATTTCAAATTTTTCCTGAAGGCTCTTAAGCGCATCAATCACGTCACTTTGTATTTTTTCTCTGGCAGGCGTTAAGGTGCCGTCCATGTCAAATAGAACTATCTTTTTCTTCATGAAAACTCTCTACTCGTGATCTGATAACAACCACGATGAAGATTGAATCTTATCACCTAAACCATCTATCAATTCAACTCCAAGCAGCTCGCAAATCTCGCTCTCGGGAATTGATTTATTATTTTGATCACCGCCATTTGCAAATGCAAATTTTATTGTGGGATCTTGTTGAATTCCTGTTCTGACTAAAAGTCGAAGAGTTTCTCTAACTGTCCTGTCTCGATCGATCGATATAAAAGCTTCTTTCACATATTTTATGCTTTCGACAATTAATCTTCTCTCTTCTTCATTCATGAAATGTTTAGAACCTTTTAGCTCTCTTTGTAAGTCATTATTCACAATGACCCACAGTTCAGAACCTAAAGACGAAGCCTGTCTAAAGTATTCAATATGACCTTTATGAATGGGATTAAAATACCCAGAAACTATAATAACTTTTTTCAAGATGTGTCTCCTGCTCTATTAATAATTGAAGCACATGAACACACTGAAGTGTATTATTTTATCCAATACCTTCAAAAGCCACTTCGCCACCAATTGATCCTGTCAAGACTGGAAATTCTGCTGACAAGATATTCGTGAGACCAGCACAGAGTGACCACTGAACACCTGCAGATGTCTTAAGAAAAACTGACTTGCACCTTACTTCTAGATTTGCAACTGATGACCCGGGCACTGTAAAAATATGTTTAATACCTGGATCTGAAGGTAAGCCTGTCATTCCTTCTGAAGAAAAAGCAACATAAAGTTCTGCTCCCGAAGTGTTGTTTGAAAATGTTAAAAACTTTGTTACATATGGAAAGTCAAATCGTTTTGTCGTGCTCAAATTTTCTGAGCCAGTGCCCGATCCCGTGACGTATGGAATACCAGACATCTGGTATGAAGGAACAGAATTCGGACCTGGCTTTGGATAGTTTAGTGACATTTAATTTATCTCCTGATTTACTTTAGATACTTGAACTGCTTGCAATAAGACACTTTTAATTTTTTTTGAAGCAGACAGAATCTCAGACGATAAGAGTGAGAACTCTTCGAAATCAAGAGTCATTGTCACATTTCCTATAGTGATTATAAACTCGTTAAGTTCTTGATCATAGACAACTGTCTCAGTTAGGAAAATCATTTCCTCTGGTGCTTCTTGCTTATAGTTCATCTATATTATCTATATACCACTCTTCTAAAGAACTTGAGCACAACACTATAAAAAAATCTTTATGAATTGATTTGTGTATCAGCAGTCCTGTTTTCTTCGTTTTCCGGTGCGTCACTAGAAATATTTGACTTTGATCTTTTTCGAAATCTCTTTTCAATTTTAAGTTTTTCATCTGTAGATTCTAAAGTCTGAAGCTCTGTATCGAGCGATAGATTATTTTCTACAGTTATCTGTTCGACTTGTAAAACTTTTTTAGGAAGAACAACTTCAAACGCTTCTTTGGAGATGGGAAGACATCCTCTTCGTTTGCAGTATTCAACAATTTGTTCGTAAGATTCTATTTTTTGATCAACGACAAAATCTTGCAGCGTCTTTCTTTTTCTTGAAAGATATGATACTAAATCAGTTGATGACATCTTCGTCTCTGTTAATATGAATATTTAGGTATGATTTTTCTAATTTAAATAAGTTTTCCAATATTACGCTCACTTCAGACGACCATTTACTTTCTACTTGTAAAAGCAGATCTTCCAAGGTGAGTGTCTTTGACTCGTTACTTAAAGCTTCATTGACAAAATTTATTAGTTCAGCAAGCGATTCTTCATCCCAGCCCAATGCTTCAAGCAGCTCTGTGCTATAATGGAATTCAAGTCGTTTCAAAAAACTATTATTTTTGTTAATGTATAAGTCAGTCATTACTTGTTCTCTTTCATAAACTCAACTACTGCATCTTGAAATCTTGGATCCTTAGCGATTCTAACAAGATCTTCATCTGAGCATTTGACATTATAGACATCTGTCACATCTTTTGCAATCTTTTTAAGAGCACTAATAAAAATATTTCTTGCAGTCGAGTGATTCATTTTATGACCTTGCTCACACATCTTGTCAGAGATAGAGTGAAAAGAGTCACCACCTAAAGCTTTACTAGTTGAATAACCGACTTCTGTCTTGTGTCCCTTGGGCATAGGCATATTACTTCTCCTCGATTTCATAAACGTATTCGTCATTTTCATTTACATCTTCAATACCAAAACGAAGACGTAGCACTAATTCTTCTCTTTTAGTGAGAGATGAAAACGAGTTTAAGATAGCTGATTTAATCTTTTGATTATCTAAGATCTCATCAAGTGAAGTATTCCGATTATCTTCAATAGTTTCTCCGAGAGTTCTGCCTCGATCTTCGTCATCGATTGGAGAATCAATAGACGTCGTATGCTTCGCCTGACGACTCTTGATTGCATCTTTAACGTGTTCAGCTGTGATTCCGAGAATATCGGCCACTTCTTCGATCGTAGGATCGCACCCAAAATTTTCTTGATACTCTTTTTGAAGAAGCCAAACTTTTCTGGCGTTAGAGAGTGTGTGTGAGGGAACTTTCAGCTGTGTGCTTTCGTTAGTGAGGCTGCGAGTCACCGCCTGCTTAATCCACCAGCTTGCATAAGTTGAAAATTTAAAGCCTTTTCGCCAGTCAAACTTTTCTACTGCCTTGATTAGGCCGATATTTGACTCTTGAATGAGATCTTCAAGATTGCTTCCATATTTAGAGTATTTTTTGGCGATAGAGACTGCAAGTCGAAGATTGGACTCAACCATCATGTCTTTTGCTGTCTTGTCACCCTGCTCGATTCTCTGTGCGAGATCAATTTCTTGCTCTCTTGTTAGAATATCAAATCTACCCGAGTGTGTGTAATATGCACTTAGGGACGGATCCATTATAAGTTTTCTCCTAGTAAAGTTTAGTTTTTAAAGTTTAAAGTATAATAAATTTTATGTTTGCTAAATGCACTCTGCTCAAATAACGCCTTTGTATTCAAGGGCGCGATAAACGTAACAGTAATACATTTGCAAACTCTTGCACTCTTCTATTGACTTTGCGTCTTCGAAGTTTTCGACCTCTTTGATTCTTGATCTCAAGTTTAAGATAAGCTTCTTAAGATCGTTGTCATTCATCTGCAAGAGGTCATCACTGTTCATAAAAGTCAATTTACACCTTCCTTTGTTGACATTATAAAATGCTATTTAATAAATTTACACACTAAAAGATGATTTTTTCACCACGAAGTGTCAGTTTTCTCTTGTCGTAGGTGTCGATAGAGATTGTCTTGACACCGGGCAGACGCTTGATCATCAGAGAAAGCTTCTTCACAGAAGCGTAGATCTCTGATGATTTTGGCAAGAACTTAATAGAGATGCTTAGCATCGCGTCTCCATCCATAAATCTTGCAACTTTATCAAGCTGTGCCACGACTGCGACAGACGGAAGGATTCTTATTCTGGTCATAAGATCAGGAACATGTGTGTCTGTCTCAAGTTTAAGAGTCATGCTCACGTTTGTGACTTTTTTCTCTAATTTATACAAACTCTCGAGTATGATCTCTAAGTCTCTAATGTCAGACATTTTCTCTCCCGTTTGCACATAACTATCACTGTCGTGATGAAATAACAGCGCTAGTTATCAACTTCATCTACCATCGCTGACCCCACTGAGAGTAGCGCGATGGCGGCCGAAGATGCATTTTCAAGAGCACATCGTGTGACCTTGAATGGATCAACGATGCCAAGTTCAAACATGTCGCCGAAGTTATCATTCCTAAAGTCAAAGCCGATGTTATCTTTCTGCTCAAAGACACGCTTAAGATAAGAATCTGGATTCTTGCCACCATTCAAGACAATCTGTCTGAAAGGCTCTTGACACGCCTGTGACACAATAAAAAGGCCGGCTTTGACAGAGGGATCTTTCTCAGATCTCTCTTCTTCAGTGATTTTAAGATGTGATCTAACAAGCGCGACGCCTCCTCCGGGCAAGATCCCCTCTGCAAGAGCAGCCTTCGTTGCGTGAAGTGCATCATCTACACGATCGTATCTCTCGATCAACTCCGCCTCAGTCGCTGCACCTACTCTAAGAATCGAGATCGAACCGCTTAGCTGTCGTAAGCGATAAGTGTAAAGTTCTCTCTCGTCTGACGAGAGCCCCGGATTTTCTAAAGCAGATTTGATTGCACCGACTCTCTCGAGAGTTCGAACACTCTTACTCTCATCAGACATGAAAAGTGTAGAGGCACGCTGAATGATAGCTCTCTTACAGGTTCCAAACATGCTTTCGTCAAACTCTTTCATGTCAAAAGAAGTGTCAAGCACTTCGCCGCCCACAATTGACTGAAGATCATTTAAGAGCTCGTGACGTGTCGCCCCAAATCCAGGAGATTTGATAGCGGCCACCCGCAAAGATCCTTTCACCTTATTAAGAACTAATCCTTGGAGCGCTTCGTCATCTACTTCGTTTGCCACAATAACGATAGGACGATTCATGTCGAGAGCCTTCTCAAGCGGATGCATAAGGTCGTGTATCGTAGAAAAACTACGATCAACCATCAGAATGAGCGGATCTTTAAAATCACAAACCGACTTATCCTTGTCGGTGATAAAGTATGGTGATAGATAACCTCTCTCTAGCTGATAACCATCGACAACTGTCAAAGATGATCTGAAACCTTTTGCCTCTTCAACGATAACTTCACCGTCGACGCCTGATGCCTTGATTGCACTGACGATGAGATTTGCGATCTCTTCCTCGCCGTTCGCTGAGATTAGAGCGACTTTTTTGAGATCTTCATCATTAACCACATCGCGTTTCTGTGTCGCAAGATGTGCAAGAACTGTCTTGATGCCTCGCTCAACTCCGATCTTGATTCCTTCGATCTCAAAACCTGCAGATTTCATCTGCAATCCCTTGTTGAAGATCACTTGAGCGAGTACTGTGGCTGTGGTAGTTCCGTCACCAGCGTCATCAGCAGTTCTTGCTGCTGACTCCTTGATCACTCTGGCGCCTAAGTTTTCAACTTCATCTGATAAGTTAATCGCATTGGCAACAGTGACACCATCTTTAGTGACTGTGGGGTGCAAACCGTCTCTCTGAATGAGGACAAGCTTTCCTTTAGGGCCCATAGTTGATTTTACTGTATTAGCTAACTTATCTACACCTCTGCGCAAAGCAGCGGTGAGATCTTCTCCGCTGATGATTCTTCTCTTCTTTTCTCTTTCTTGCTGCATGTATCAACCTTTTAAGAGCTGTTTCTGATTTCTGCTCTCGAGTAAAGTTCTGTCTAACTGAATCATTCTACGGCTATTATCGATTACGTTTAAAACAATAAATAAGTCACCCTCAACCAGGACGACTTCGTTCTGACTGATGTGACCTTGCTCTCTCAATTTTTCCTGCATGCTCTTTTCTAAATAAGAGTTCATTTTAGCTCCTTAAGGTGTTAAAGGTATCGCAATACTTTTTCCAAGTTTTATCTTGAATCATTGATGTAAAGTTCATCTTCTCAAAGGCAAGCTTAAGCGTCGTCTCATCAAACTTTCCAACATGAACTTCTGCTTGATCGAGTGCACCTGAAAAATCAACCAATCTGATCAGATTGACATTGTTCTCAAAAATGTCTCTTGATTCTTTACTTTCAAGTCGCTCTCGAAGTAAAACCGGATTCTTACAAAGTTTCTCTGCTGTCTTGTCACCTACACCCGGAATACCTGTGATGTTGTCTGTCGGATCACCACGGAGTGCCTTCCAGACAACATAGTCGTAGTCAGGCTTTTCTACAAATGATTTCTTAACAGGATTATAAATCCTGAAGTTTGTCTCAAATGTGTTTAGCAACTGAGTAAAATCTGAGTCTGAGGAGATGATTGTCACATCATCACCTTTACGAGCGTGCATCGATGTATAGGTCGCGATGGTGTCGTCACACTCAAGTTCAGGATGTCTTACGGTGATAAATGGAAAAGAGCTTTTGACCAAGCCAATAATGTGTGCTTTTTGCTCATGAAAGGATCTGCTCTGCTCTGGACGATTTCCTTTGTAAGAGCCTTCTGAGATTGTCTTTCGAAAGGCAGGATTTCCTTCGAGAACAAAATAAACTTTTTCAGGTTCGAACTTTTCAATCAAGGATCGAAGGCCTCTAAAAAAGTTATAAACTACAGGATAATCTCCCGATGTGAATCCTGACTTCGCACGAAAGATTAGATTATAAGCATCTAGAAGAAGAACTTTCATAGTTGTGACACTTTCTCCAAATCTCTAAGATTTATTTTTGCAATAATACCGTTACCGATATCAACACTTACTTTATCACTTTGAACATCACTTTGCACACTATTAATTTCTTCATTACTACTGCGAATCGCTTCAGCGCTGTCTTCGTAAGAAGTCAATAAGTTTGTGTCAAAAGCTGCATCTGCTAATTTCAATGCTTGATCGATCATGGATACTATTGCATTTTTAGCATTTTCAAACATGTGTGCTCTAAGATCTTCAAGATTATCAAAGATATTACCTCGAAGCTTAAGGACATCTATTTTTGTTTTCTTTGCATCAGGAAGCTCAGCAATAAAAGTTTTTTCAACCCCACCAATCGTTGTTCTAGTCACTTCTTCAACGATCATAAAGGGTATTACTTTTGCTGTTTCTAACCCGATAAGATAAAAAACTTGACCAACTTTGTATTTCATTACGACCTCTTTAAGAGATTATAACACAAAGTTGGTCAAGTTTTCAAAATTTATTTAACTAAAAAAGATCAAAAAGAACTGATTCTATGAGTTGACGTAGATCTTCTCTTGAAATCACAGAACTCTCTGAGATTATTTGAGGCATGTCGCTCGCGCTGAAAGTCATTCTTGTGTATTTTGGATCTTCGAACCCAGAAGATCTCCATCTTCTCTGTGCGGTCTCGATATCTTGATGACCTCGATCTAATCCCATAGGGCCTGATAACTTTTTAATAAATGCTAATCCGACATTCTCGAGTCTTATGCCTTTTTTTGGCCAAACTTCTCTAATCACTGCCAGCGAAAGCAGAGTATCTTTCGGAAATCCTGTGGATGAATCGACCGTCTTCGCGAAAGGCTGTCTTATACCTTCAACTTCACAAATGCCAAGTGCACCTTTCTCGAAGAGATGCGGAACTATTACAAGATCTCTTGGATTGATTTGATTTATGAGAGGTCGCATCTTAGGCTTGCCAGTCGCAGGATTAATTACTGGATTTCCGAATCTATCTTTGACAGGTATAAAACCACCCGATCCGTTGTAAGCTGCATTCAATCGATTGTAGCCAACTGAATACTCGATGAAGGGTGAATCTGGATCGAGTATCTCCGGGATCTTGGCCAGTGTGATGGGCCCCTCATAGACAAACTCAGATTCGGCAGCCTGACGCTGCTTAAAAGTTGATTTCTGAGGTGCTGGGACAGGAGGAATCTCTTCATTTCCCTCAAGAGAAGCGAGAGTAGGAAAGTAAGATTTGGGTGTGCGACTGCGCATCGTTGTCGCTCCAGTGACGACGCCGGTGTCTAACAAACCCTTCTCAGGATCTCCCCCTTTGACTCTGATAGTTTTTAATCTCTCGCCTGGTTTCATCTCGTTCTCCAAAAAAAAGCAGATAACGAGTATCTGCTTTGGTGCGCTTAGACAGATTTTTTAAGAATCTCGGTCAAAACTATGACATCATTTCCGCGCTGCTGTTTATACATTGAAAAATCAATCTTTGCTAGCTCGTGAAAAAGACGCCACTCTTCTCTGTGCCCACCATGAACTTGAAAAATCCTGATGAGCTCTCTTACAGTAGATTCGTGAAGTTTCATCTTG